GGTTTTTCTTAGCCATAATTAACTCCTAGGGCGGTTTCCCGCCCTGATTGGTTATTCGTTGATAAACGGAGAGGCAAGCACATCCAATTCACTTTCAAGGATGTTGGTTGTACCGTTGATTTGTTTGGTTTTAAACAATTCTTTAGCCGCATATTCAAGGTTAGTTGGAACCAGGATTAAATTCGGCTGAATGTTTAATGCCTTACCGCCGTCACCTTTCAAACCTTTCATGGTTTGAATGACTTTTTGCACGTTTTCTTTGGTTAATTTGGTTTTTTCCACGCGGTGGATAAGTTGCCAAAAGCCGAAACCAGCCGCACCACGGGCGCGTACACCCCATAAGTATTCATCTTCCATGAAGACGTGTTCGGATTTTGCCGGGTCAAATTTCGGCTCAATTTCTGGTGCGGTGCGTTTTTGCCAAATCAGTGGTTTAATCGGTAAACGGGTATCCACGATGTAGAACGTTGGCGCATCGTTATCCGTACCTACAGTCAAGTTCACTTGGGTAGTTTGGTTACCCGTACCATCTACTTTTTCAAATACCGGGTGATCTGTGTCGAAGAAGTTCTGACCGTCATAACACAGTGTAGTTTTACCTTTTTTCAATAAGCTGAATACTTCATCATCAGGTAATTCAGCAGCAGACTGACCCGCTAATTCCATCATTGGGGTATATAAACCGACCTGATCGTCTTCAATGTCTTCGCGCGGAATACCGACGGTTGATTCAAATTTTTTGTTAGTAATGCTTGTGCCTTGGGCTTGCATGCTTTGGATTTGACGTTGGCCAACCCATTCACGCATTTTCGGGAATTTACCTAAAAATCCGTAAGTATTGGTTTTAGTCGCAGATGGAATTTCCATCGCGATTTTGGCCCACTGAGTAGGGTGGTTTTCTAAGCCTTTGATAAATTCTTTTCGAAATGCTTCGGTGATGTGGTTTAACACCTGTGCTTTATTGATTGACATTATTTAGCCTCCTGAGACTGATATTTTTTAATGTAATCCGCATCGCTAATGCCAAGCATTTTTGCGGCAGCTTGTTGTTCTGCGGTTAATGCCGCAACATTGCCTTTATTCGGATCTTCTTCCGCTTGATGGCCGCCAGCCAGTGCAGCAATCGGCGCGGCTTTATCCAAATAACCGGTTAACGCTTCAATGCTTAGGCTTTGAGCCCAATCTTTTAACGCGGGTGATAACTTACCTTGCGATAAGGCGGCCTGAATCAATGCCTCTTTTTTATCGGTCTCTACCGAGTTTTTAAGCGCATTAAAATCAGCCTGTAATGCTGCAACCTGTTCCACTGGCACGAATTTAGCTGGGTCAGGTTTGCCTGCCTGCGCAGTGAGTGCTGCGACAGATTGTTCTTTTTCCGCTAATTTGGCATACACATCTAATAGTGCGACTGGACTATCGCCTTTAGCGGCAGAAAGTGCGGTCACTTTTTCGGTAATTTCCGCTTCGCTGGCGTCTGCTTTTAATGCAAGCAACGCGCACAAGGCGGCTTGTAATTTTTTGTCCATTGCTGGCTTTTCCTTTTGTTGATTTAAAAGTTGCACACTGGCGGCAACCATTACTTCGTCCATGCCGTCTAAAGCGGGGTTGTTAGTCAGTGCAGCGTGAAAGATTTTGCGAACATAACCATTCGTGTCATAAGCAAACACGGCAGAGATATAACGATATTCGCCATTTTTGATGTATTCCGCAGCTTTGTCCGTCCAACGGACGTCAGCAAAAATTCCTTGTGGGTTAAAATAGAGATATTCCATCCAACCTGCGCTAGGCGCCTCTTTGCCGTTTTGCTGCGAATGTAAGATTTGGTGTTCGTAGTCAATGGGTAGGGGATTTTTCTGACTGTTAGCTAATGCCACAACATCAGCCCCGTTTGTATCGGTTACATACCATGCCTCCACATCTGTCGGTCTGCCGTCAATAGCTCTAAACTTGCCATAAGGCAAAAGCTGGATGCGTCCATACTTCGCTTGGTCAATTTCAAAACTACAGGCTGCAAGGGTGAGTTTCATTCGTAAAAATCCTGAAAAGTTAATCTAGGATTTCAGAATAATGGATTGGCGGGAATGAAAAGAGGGGAGCGTCTTCCACACTCCCCTCTAGGTTAGAATTTTTGAAAAAATGAATTTTGATGTTGTATTTTATCTTAAACCATTTTTAAAACCTTTTTAAATCCTTTTAAATCGTTTTAAAAAAAATCATTCGATAAATCGCCCCTATAATCATAAAAACGCAAATGCGCGCGATTTAGAGCGGTTTTATGTTTTATTTAACTACGCTCCGAAAATAGGCTTGCACATCCTCCAAAATATCGTCCTCGTCTTGCGGGGTTAAAACAAGGAAAGGACGGGCGGGAATATCCACTTTTCGTCCACGTCCGGCTTTACCGCCAAACTGATGGATTGCTGCGTAAGGCTCATTCGTACCGACCATGGCAATGTTATTATCATAATAACTTGTGATACTGTTCATCAGATTTTCTGTATCAACTAGCGGCGTGCCTTGGCGATATTTCAGTCCTAGCCACTTCGGACGGCCACCTACGTCAAAGTTTTGCAACACTGCCGATTCCATTGTGCCGGCGATACTACGCATTAGTGGCGTACGGTCTTGAGCGGTATTTGCTAGTTTATTTAGTATGGAGGCAATTTGTTGTGCATTATTAATTTCGATTTCTATCATAAGCGTTGCTTTTAAACATTAAGGGAGTTAATATGGTTAAACCTAAATGCACTTAGAAAAGCGATGAATCTCCCAGATCGCGGGCGATGAGGCGAAATAGACTCGGGACTGTGTGTAGGTGTGGGGAGCCCTACCTAAGTGCATTTTCTTTTTCCAACAACTTTTTCAATTCCTTATCTTTAATCCGTCGAAACGACAGCACGAAGATTTCTTTAGGTAATAATTTCACGACCAGCATTTTCCCTTGTCGAATAAAGGTGTATCTATCCTGATAATCTTTCGCTTGCAATAGGTGTTCAGGCGCATGAATCAAATCAGGTAAATCAGTATATTCATCCACGCCGAAATTCTGCCCATCACGGCTATTAAACTGCTTGATTAAGGTGTCATCTGATAGCCACACTGTGCCGGTGTTTGCCTTCATCAGTCCTTTATTTTCTGCGCTCAATATACCCGCGGCGAACCTGAAGTTTTTCGCTAAACCATCACGCACTTGTAACATTTGCTCGGCGGTGAGTTTTTTCCCTTCATGGCTAGATGATTGCTTAATTTCTGCCACCTGTTTCGCAAGCAAATTAAAATCATGAACAAATTCGCTTCCGCGCATCTCCACCTTGGCAAACTGATGTGCCAGCTTTTCCGGGTAAAGATCCAAATTCGGCTTATAGTTCAATCGCCCTACATTATAATCAAAGCCTTTATCCGTCACCCGTATCGTGCCGTCGGGCAATTTAAAACCAATGGTTTTTTCACGATTTCCCGCTTTATCGGCGGGGCGTTCCACTTCGACTAAAAATTCAGAACTATCGTCCGGCTTATCCATGCCACGACGTTGTAAATCTCGTTCGGCAAGTGCAATCACCGAGCAACGACAATTAAACCCATTCGGTGGGTAAAATGTCGTCCAAAATGGATCATCATAACGGTAAATTTTGCCGCTTAATGCTAAGTGAGCTGGGCGGGTTCTTTCGTCGCCTACGGCAGAATATTGCCAGTAAGGGCGATTGTCCACATTATCGCGCATGCGTTGATAGCGTGCCGCAGAATACGCCGACTGCATATTCACCCGGTAAATCGTATTCAACCGGCGTGGTGTGCCGAAATATTCGCCCGTTTTCGGGTCAGCTAATAGATTGCCGTCAATACCTCGGCTGATAGCGTTATCTTTGCCAAACACCCAGCCTTTGCGCTCAAATTCGCCGAGCAATTCTTTTTTCCATTGATTAAATCCCTTGCCTTCGCGCATAGCGGTTTCCAACGACTGATAAATGTCTTTGGTCATTTCAAGACTAGACAAGCGCGCAATAGTCGTCGCACGGGCTAACGCGCTGTCTTGTAAGTCTTTAATAAACACTTTCCCCGCCAGCATTTTTTTCTGACGCAAGAATTCAATCGCTTCTGTCGGCTCCATGCCGATAGCAAACTTAGGTGCGGTCGGCATTACATGCCCCCAATAAATCCGACAAGAATAAGGCACTGGTTAAATAGCGTTCGTGGGCTTCTGAGGTTAAATCCGGGTAAAACTCCGCCAGTTTATCACTGGCTTCCTCAAAGCTGTTACAGGCTGATAACACCGCAACGGCTTTTTGCACCATTGGATCTAATTGTTGATTAAAATCCACTTGTGTCATGCCGTTATCTAACAAGCTATCCAATAAATCCTGTTCCGTTTCCCCCTTGTTAGCAGCCGACAACGCCACATGCGCACCTTTACCCAAACACCCCGCACACTGACACCCCACCACGTGGGCAGAAAGTGCGGTAGATTTCCCCGGTGTTTTTAAATCGGGATTAAAATCACTTTGAACAGCTTTTAAAACCACTTCACCGTCTTGCGCTTCGGGGATGCCTAGCTTATCACGCGTCCACTTTTCGGGGATTTGCACACCAATCCCCACCAATTTAGGGATAGCGTCCGCAAAGGTGCTTAAATCGTCGTATTTTTTGGTGTCAAACTCAAAATATGGCACTCTGTGCAAGGCAATATTAGGGTCAACATTAATCTGCAAATAAGGCAGGATGATTTGCTGTGTAATGGTCTGCGCCACTTGTTTAGCGTCCGACACCAACAAATCACGACGCACTTCGTTGTGTACGTTGCCAAGCGCATTAGTTGAGCTTTTGCCATCTGCACCTGATGTGAGTGTTTGCCCCAAAATCAGGCGGGCAATGGATTTTTCGCACCAGTCCACCATTTGTAAGAATGGGTTATTTCCTGACCCCGCACCGGTGTTTGCCGCATTGTGCAATTCGATAGCCATGGAATCAGGCATAATCCCTGCGGCATTATGTCCGATTTGTGCAAGTGCGCGTAAGAGTGTGCGTTTTTCTTCGTTTGTTGCCCCTGCGCCATATTTGCCAATGCGAATCGGCATGCCGTAAAGTTCTAAAAACTCGGCGAAATCACGAACAGAATAATGCTTAAACATATAAAGCCAAGCCAATGTGCGGAATAAGCCCATTCGAGCTAATTGCACTGAGCGGGATTTATGCGAATGTACCACCCAGCCGAAAGGACGCAAAGGTTCCCCCATGGTATTGTTCGGGGTTTTTAACAAGAGATTATCGTTTTTATCTAGCTTAAACCAAGACTGTGACCGTGGGATAAAGTTATGCGGAATATACTTACCGTTTTCCAATTTCCACTCAATTTCGAGGGCGGAAAAACCATGTCCGACTGCGTCCATCATATCCATAAGAAGGTTTTCAAGGTTTGGATATTGATAAAACAACTCGTCAATTTCGGTTTGGAGTTTTTCTTCTGCCGGTGTCGCATTACGTGGCTCGGCAATGCGCCAATCCAGCGTCAGAATCGCCCGCTTGCGCGTCTGAATATTAGCACCAATTGAACTGTCTTGTTCCTCGATGTCCATAAATAACTCGTGCTGCGCCGTAATATCGCCGTTTTCCGCGTCTTCTAAAATGCTTTTCAGCTTTGACGGGGTAATGCGGTTGCTCGGGCGGTCTGATAAAACACGCCCATTAGCTGTCACCATTGCTTCGTCGGTTTGGGTTGGCTCAGTTTTCACCCCAACCAATGTTTTAATTTTTTCCAAAATTTTCATGTTTTATCCTCGCCAAATGCTGTATAGATCATCTTCCGCATCAAAATCATCATGCCCCAGATCTTCATCATTTAATCCTATCCACTCAATCGGGGCGGCGTTGGTGATGGCATTCTTCCACAACATTTCAAGTGCATCTGGGCCGTCATCGTGGTCAGCTTTCGGAAAGTGACGCAGTTGCGCAATCAAGGTCGCTTGTGTGCTGTGTAACAAAATCAAACCGTTCACCATGTGAGGTTGTAAGGACTCAATACGGAGCATTTTATCTGTGTTTGGCTTAATTGCCGTTGCCGGCACAGGTGACCCACGTTGTGCTGAGCGTTTAACCAGTTCATCTTTCAAAAATTCCTGGAATTGCACGGTCTCAACAAACCAACGGTGGCATTTGTATTGCTGTTGTAAACGGATCACGTCTTCAATAATCAAATCCGGTAGGCGTTTTTTAACTTGCGCTTCGACCACATACAATTTACCTGTGGCGCGTTGATAACCGCCCACTAAAATCGCCGAAGGGT